ATATATCCGTCATTATAAATAGCAACGCCTGTATTTGTAGTGTTATGTGGGGACAAATTTGCCCCAAGTGCAAGGTCTCCATTAGAATTTATGTACAATCTCACATTACCATCACCATCTGATAACACAATGTTATTGCTTGATGTTCTTATGTCTAAGTCACTTTGATTGCCGTTGTAGTCACCTATAATAGTGTTCTTAGAACCAGTTGTTATTAAGTCACCAGAGTTTCTTGGTCCTATAGCTGTATTGTAACTGCCTGTAGTAGCTGAACCAAGAGCATTACCTCCTACAGCCGTATTGTAATTTCCTGTGGTGTTTGTGGTTAATGCCGATGCACCAATAGCTGTGTTGTAAGTGCCTGTGTTTGCATCTAAAGATAAAGCACCCACAGCTGTATTGTTACTAGATGTGGTGTTTAGACGTAGTGAGTTATAACCTAATGATGTATTATTTGCTCCTGTAGTATTATCACCAAGAGCCAAACGACCCATAGCCGTATTGTTAGAAGCTGTAGTTGCATCTGTTAAAGCACCATAACCTACTGCTACGTTATAATCTCCACTAGTGTTTGCATCTAATGCAATACTTCCAACTGCTGTGTTTTCTGTTCCTGTAGTGTTTGCAATCATAGCGTTCTTACCAACAGCTGTGTTATTACTACTAGTATTATTATTAAGGGCACTATCACCAACTGCGACATTATTAGCACCAGAATTAGCCGAACTCATAGCCTGTCTACCAACTGCAACATTCTCTGAACCAGTAGTATTTGCTTTAAGTGACTCATACCCAACAGCCGTATTGTTTGATGCTGAGTTTAATTGTAATGCTAAATAACCAACTGCAGTGTTGTTAGATGCTGTAGTAGTATCTCTTCCAGAGTAATTACCCATAAAAATATTATAATTACCTGTGGTTATGTTACGACCTGCATCGTGTCCAGACACTAAGTTGTCTGAACCAGTTGTTATATTATCTCCAGAACCTGTGCCTATCGCAGTATTTCTAGTACCTGTAGTGTTTGCAGCTAAAGCTCGGTAACCAACTGCCGTGTTGCTTGATGCTGTGGTGTTTTCTTGCAGAGCTTGTCTACCAACTGCTGTATTACCAGAACCCGTGGTATTCTCCTCTAAAGCGTTATATCCTACAGCAACACCACTTCCACCAGTAGTATTAGAATTTAATGCTTGATAACCAACAGCTACAAGATTAGATGCTGTAGTGTTTGCCTTGAGTGCATCTTTTCCTATAGCAGTATTGTTATTACCCGTTGTATTGTAAAAAAGTGCTTGATGACCTGCCACCACATTGTCAGCACCAGTAGTATTTGTATAAAAAGAATAAGTGCCTAAAGTAGTGTTGTTACCTCCAGTTGTAGTGCTGTAAGCAGACGAGAAACCAACTGCTGTGTTGTTAGATACTGTGGTGTTTGATATTAAAGCTGCACCACCTAATGCTGTGTTGTTTGCACCTGTTGTTATTGACTTACCTGCATTATGCCCAACTGCTGTATTGTAAGCATCTGTTGCTCCAGAAAAACTTTGTGATTGTAAGGCTTTTGAGCCAATAGCAATACTGTTATTTCCTTTTACATCTGCACTTAAAGCATTGTATCCAAGAGCCACATTTTCTGCACCAGTAGTATTTGCAGTTAGTGCATTAGTTCCCACTGCTGTATTTAAAGTACCAGTTGTATTAGCAGTCAGTGCTTGATAACCCACTGCTGTGTTGTTTGATGCTGTGGTGTTTGCTTTTAGTGCCTTATACCCCACTGCTGTACTGTTAGTTGCTGTTGTGCTTGAATACATAGCACCACCACCTACAGCTACGTTGTTTGCACCTGTAGTAAGTGACTCTAAAGTAGCATTAGCCGAGTTATCCAATCCACCAAAACCATAATTAGCAGAACCAGTTGTATTAGATTTTAGAGTGCTATGACCCACAGCCGTATTTTGACCACCTGTAGTATTTGTAAATAGTGCATCCTTACCAACGGCTGTGTTATTAGAAGCTGTAGTATTATTAGCCAAAGCTCTGCGACCAAGAGCAGTATTAGTTGCTCCTGTCGTATTGTCTTGTAAAGCATTATGCCCAAAGGCTGTATTCTCAGAAGCTGTGGTGTTAGATGAAAGAGCATAACTACCAACAGCTACATTAACATCACCTGTAGTATTTGCAGTTAGTGCTTGATATCCAACTGCTGTGTTGGCAGAAGCTGTAGTGTTATTGTTTAATGCTTGTCTACCAATCGCTACATTTGCTGTACCTGTAGTATTGTAAAACAAAGCGACAGAACCTATAGCTATGTTATCGCTTGCTGTAGTATTTGTGTATCCTGCATAACGACCCAAAAATACATTATGTCCACCTGTAGTATTGCTATACCCTGCCTGATACCCAACAGACGTATTGTTACTTGCTGTGGTGTTTGCTTGAAGAGCTTGTGTACCTAAAACTGTGTTATTTGCACCTGTAGTATTAGAGTTCATTGAAGCATAACCAATACTGACATTGTTTGATGCAGTCGTATTATTACTTAAAGCACCTCTACCCATAGATGTGTTCTCACTACCACTAGTATTATCAAAAAGTGCTTGGTAACCCACTCCAACATTGTTGTTTGCAGTATTTACAGCTAAAGATGACATACCTACTGCAACATTAGTTTCTCCTGTCGTAAGTGATGATAATGAATTATAACCTACAGCTACATTGTTATCGCCAGTACTTATTGCTGTTCCTGCATTTGCTCCTATAAGAGTATTAAAGTTTCCACCAGTTACAATAGAATCCCCTGCTGTATTACCTAAAGCTACGTTATCAGTACCAACTGGATAATTACCATCTAGCTTGATTGTGCCACCATCTACTGAGAGGTTACTTGATAATGTAGTTGCACCTGTAACCCCAAGAGTACCTGCTATTTGTATGTTCGTGTCAAGTTTAGCACTTGTGACTGCATCGTCAGCTATGTGAGCAGTATCAATACTACCATCTACGTAGTGTTCAGAATCAATGGAGTCATCTGCTATTTTTGTACCATCTACAATGTCAGCGGCTAAATGTACCCTGTCAATTGACCCATCTACATATTGGTCACTATCTACAGAGTTAGCTGCCATCTTGGCAAGTGTAACATTAGCATCAGTTATTTTAGCTGTGGTCACTGCATTATCTGCTAGACCTGCTGTTGCTATCTGCGGTCCTTCACCTGTAGTACCATCATGTGAGTGTCCACTTGAACCATTAAACGCAGTTTGTATAGCATCAAACTCTCCATCAAGGTCTGAAGCATTAATTACGTTACCATCAGCTATATTGTTTGGTGTATCATTTCTTGTATAGCCTGTTCCCATTTATTATCTCCTAGCGTTAGTAGTATACTGCAGGGTTGCAGCGTCAATAGCAAATACAGCGTCTATTGTATCTCCTATGGTCTCATATAAAATAGACACTGTAAAACCTGAACCTATTGTTTGCAATTCATATATCGCTTTCTGTTTACCCCCATATGAGGATGTTCCATAAACCCCAGCACCATAAGATATAGATGAAGCTGCTTGGTTTGAAAAAAGCAATGAATTAGGTTGAACAGCATTTTGTTGGTCAAAGTCAAATTTAAGAGAGTATCTAATATCTACCTCTCCGTTTACATCTAAGTATGTTATTCCTTTATATATCGTTTTGCGAACATTAGGGTCACCTAACGGTACATAAGGTGTAGCAAACGTAGCTTGTATCTTCTCTCCATCAAAGCTATTACCTTGCTCCATGCGATAAACGTAACCATCACTTGCACCAAAGTAAATAAGTTCTGTCCGACCTACGTATTCACTGTCTATTGCGTTAACATTAAAACCACGTAAATCATTAAACGCCATACCTTCTTGTAATTGTGTGGCTGCTATACCTTTTGCTGAAGCATTAGTATATCCTACGTTATATCCAAATATTCGGTACTGACTCTTTTCACGAATAACTGTACTCATAAACCCATCAGGACTACTAGTAATTAAATCTAGCATCTCATCTTGAATCGTCTTTGATACAGCAGCTAGACTAAAGTCTCCTATTCTATCAGTAGCAGAAAAAAGACGAAGACCATCAGGTCCTAAGAATATAACATCTCCACCAATCTCTTGTATAGTATCTGAAGCAACACAACCTAAATCACGAGATACTGGTTGCATTTGAAAATCAGCCACGCTATTACCATTCAGTACGTTTATACTACTTTCGCTAAATATTATTAGCTGCTCACGAAATACAATTAAACCTGTAATTTCATCAGCTACATTAATTATACCACCACCACTAGCAATTGTCAAGTCACTATCTTGATAAGGAGCAGAAAAGACTATCTTTTTTCCATTACCAAACACTAAATGATTTTTAAAGTTTACTACGAAACTTGCACCTGATACATCAGAAGGTAAAGAACTTAATTGCTCAAATGTAGTTCCATTAAATCTATAAGGTTTGCCTGTTCCATCAACAAGCATAAGTTTTTCTGTACCATCAAAGTCATACTTTAGAAATCTTACTTTGTTTGTACCACCCCCTATTGTAACACCTGCACTGCTATAGGCTGCGTTGTCACTTACTTGTGTCCACCCTGAACCTGAAGAGAAGAATAAGTCATTTCCACGACAAGCAAACACCTTGCTATCGTATCGCACTATACCTCTAATAACACCTGCATTTGTTACAGCATTTGTATCAAACTTCTCATACCCTTCTACTCTTCTGTAGCCACCAAAGATAGAAGGTTCAAAGTTACGCAGTATACGTGCTGAACCGGGTGCTTGAAATCCTTGCTGATAAGGAGAAAGGTTTGTTATCAAGCCACCTTTAAATTCAAATGAATGGGTTTGCCATGCGTCTGCCATTAGATAACAGACCTAGAAAATCCCATCCTACCACCACCTGTGTTCTGTGGTATCATTGTAGAACGTAAATAATATGTTCTGTTAATTAATACAATACGCATATTCTTTATACCTTCATCAAACTTTTGTTTGGCTACCATTGCGTCTTGTGAATTACCACGGAATAAATAAGCATAATGCATTGCTCCATCTACAACAATATGTTTGAATCTTTCAGGAACAGCAGGAACATCATCATATAAAATTAAATCTACAGGAACACGATAGTACTCATATACAACTGTATACGCTTTATCAGGTTCAGGTGTAAGTAAATACTCAAGAGCAGGTCCATGTGCTACCATTTGTGGCACACCACTTCTACCATTAGTGTTATATTCTTGGTCTACATATTTATCAAGGTATTCTTCGTAGGCAAGTACACCTAATCTAGTTGTTGCATTTCCTAGTGAGCTATCTTCTTTTATACGAAAGCTGTCAAAGTCTACTAGTTTGGCATCATGTGGAAACGCATATCGTGTTACATTCGCTGATAAAATATCTTCTTGTTCTACATGATTAAAGGGCCAATTAAATTCATGTTGGTTAATATCACGAAGAGATGCATTGATAGCATCTTTTGCTTGAGCATAAAAACCTGTAGCAGTAGCAAAGTTACTTGAGGTAAGTTCTACTTCATTAAGTCTACGGTTTACTTGATTAACTAGTTCTAAATAATTATATGCCATTATTTCTGCCTTATAGCTATTTTAACAGTACGTTCAGCTTGGCTTCCAGTGCTGTCAACAATACGACAAATAAATGAATATTCTCTATTTAAAACACCACCACCTAAGTTAATTGTAGCTACTGTACTTGTATTTGTTTGTGCTACATTTTGTATGTTATCTGTTACTGCATTACTAGAAGCAGTTGTTAATGTTTGCCCTGCACCTATTTGAGTTTTTCCAATCTCTGATGTTTGTACAAACCATGTCACAGAAGAAATAGTAGCTGTGTCTAAAAAGCGAGACCAATCCATACTGTAGTCTAGTTGTTCATCAGGGTCTTTAACGGGCCATCTAAATGACATTCATTCTATTCCTTATGCTGCTGCTTTTCGTTCTGCTACAGTAGACTGTCTATCTACATATACTATACGTGGTAATTCTGATTTAATATATACTATACGTGGTAATTCCGATTTAACATATACTATACGTGGTAATTCTGATTTAACATATACTATTCTAGATGCTTGTTTCTCTACTAGAACTATTCTCTTTCTGTCATAAAGAGTTTTAACTGCTTCAAAGTCAAATATTACACCTGTTGCTGTAACAGTATTAACAGTACTTGTAGCAGATACCCCTGTTAATGAATGTGTATTTGAGAAGGTAAAGTTATCATTAACAAAACCTGTAGCACTAACGCTACCTAAAATTTCAGTTGGCTTATCTTCTACTGTGTTTACAAAACCAACAGCTTCAACACCTGTGAGTGTTACGTTTGCTGTACCTGTTAAAATAAGAGTATTTACACTACCTGTTGCAGATACACTTCCTAGTTTTTCTATAATGTTAACAGTTACATTGTTAACAGAGCCTGTAGCACTAACACTATCTAATGCTTCAGTTGGTTTCTCTTCTACAGTGTTTACAAAACCTGTAGCTTGTACTCCTGTTATTGGAGTGTTTATATTTTCTTTTACGGTGTTGACTGTACCTGTTGCTGATACACCTACTACAGTTATCTTAATAAAAACATTTAAAGTTCCTACTGAGCCTGTAGCACTAACACCTGTAGAGATACGTTCCGTAACATCTACTTCAAAACCACCTGCTGCAACACTAGCAATAGTACCTGTAGCGGATACACCACTAATACTAGCGGTAAGATTGACTACACCATATTCAGATGTTCCATATAAACCTGACCCATATCGTGCAGACTGTGCTATGATTGCCATAGCCTACTCCTTACGCTATACGTATTACAGCGTTTGATGCGTCAGCGGCAGGAAATTCAATTGTTAAGTCACCAGCAGTAGCGGAAACAGTACCACCAAAATCAATAACAGCAATTGCAGAGTTACTGTTTGCTGTGTTATAAATGATACATCCGTCTGCGGAAACAGTTACGTTACTAAAAACTTCGTCTGTAAAATCAACAATGGCAGTAGAACCTGAAAGTGAAATAGTTGCACCATCAAGTACTTGTCCACCTGCACTATAATTAGTGCCTGATGCTTCATCAGAGTTACCTGTTACATTAGAGTAATTAGTTGTACTAGCATTATATGTACCTGAAGGCGAGGCTTTAATAAGAGCAATTTTAAGTGAGTCTGAATCTAAATCGTGAAGACCGCCTAGTAGTTCTGTCTTAAAGCTATTACACATTGCGGTTGTGATAGCCATTTATTAATCTCCTATAATATCAAATGGTGTAAAGGGCAACCCTAAAGCTGCCCTTCACTTACATTAATTTAAGCTAAAGTGTCTCTATCTACTTCGTCAGCAGACATGTCACCTTGGTCACTTATATCCATCATCATTGCATAGACACGGATTTTACCTGCACTGAATGATGCACCACTACCTGCTAATAACACATCAATAGTGTCAGCAGAAGTAGAAGCAG